AACTAGCAGCTGAAGCTTAAGAGTTAATCAGTTATTGAGAAGGGGACGAAAGTCCCCTTTTTTAGAACCAGTTTCCGGCACCATTACCACCGAATGTGGTATGACGTTCATATGCTTCTGATGTAGCACCACCCCATGATGGCTCATACGTATTATAGTTTTTAATCTCAAAATTTTGTTGACTATTATCTTGAGGAGCAACTACAGTAACTGGAGCTGAAGCAGAACCTGCAGGACCTAGTTGCGACATGCGATACTCTGATTTCATATCCTTGTTTAATTTTATAAGACTAGCTAATTTTTCTCCTTTACTATATTCTATTGGTGTCATTGTTCTATTATTACGAACTAGATCTACCATATTATCATCAGCAACTGGCATATTTATTGCGCCAAGTTGGCTTTTACTACTAGCTAATAGTTGTTCAGTAAGTAATGCTGACATTGTTAAACTGTCTTTAGCTGTAAAAATATTCCTTCCCTGATTAGCTTTTTTCTTTAATAATCCTTGCTTTAATAAATATTGTCTCTTTAATTTGCTAGCCTTTCTCTTTTCTTGCATTTCAATTTTCTTTATAGCAGCTTCAGATACCTCATCAACATCTGATAAAGCTTCCATATTAAGAGCCTGCTCTGAAAGTCCTATATCAAAATCACCACCTACTAACGCAGCTGCATCTAATAATTCTAGTTCAGTAGCCGGTGGATCAAGTAGTGCGCTTTTTAAAGCACTTGATATAGAATCCCAATGATACCAAACTAGCCCAGCAGCTAGCATAGCTGCCCAAGCCGGTGCAGATAATCCTAAACCAGCTGCACCACCTGCCATCATCATAGCTCTTAATAAAGCTCCTCCCAATCTGGTATTTTTCATTCCTTTCCAAGCAGCGGTTGCTACAGCTGCTATTGAAGCACCTAGTTTTCCTTTAGTTAAAAAGTTAGCAACACTAAATCCTAAATAAGCATTCATTGCTGTATTAAATACTTTATTATCTAATACCTTGTCTAACAGTGATTTATCTTCAGCACCAGCTGTATCTGAATGAGGATTACCCCCAGCCTCATCATCAGAGAATGCACTCTTTACTCCACTATAAAAACTATTAGCAACCATTGCAGCAAGTATAATAGGCCAAGCTCTTACTCTACCTATATTTTTTAGAAATGGTTTACCAGATTTTGTATTTAAAAATTTAGAAAAGATAGTCATACCAACTAATCTTAAACCAAGAGCAATTCTTTTTGGTAATCCAAATATAAATTTAAATGCATTTTTTAATTTTTTCATTACAGCTAAACCAGCAACTGTAAGAGCACTAGCACCAAAAGCATTACCAAATCCACTTCCTTCACCCTCACCCTCTTCTGGTGCTGGTAACGCTAATGTTCCTGCACCGATACCACCAGCCATGGCTAATTGAGGATTAATACTTTCTAATCGTGCTTCATTTGCATTACGTATTTGATTTAATCTAAATTTTTTATCTAGCTTAGCTTCTTCAAATGCAAGAGAAAATGTTTTAGACATAAAGTCAGCCATGTCTTCCATCCACTGTGTTTGACCGGCTAGAATATTTTTAATATTCTTTAATGATGTATACATCAACTCTTGTCTTGCACCAGTTGGCTTATTACCAGTAGCTCTATCAGTAAATGTTTTTGCTTGTCCTGCTAAGAATCTACGTTGAAAGTCAGTAGCTGAATCAACAATTGTTCCAGTTGTTCCTTGGGTATCAGTAGTAACTTCTGTTAGTTTCTCTTGACGTTTAGCTTCTTCTGATTCTCTTAGTCTATCGCGTGTACTAAGTTGATTCTGTTTTCTTAACAGACTTACTACTTCACCGAGTAATGCTTCTTGTGTTTTAGCCATTTCGTTTTTTCATCCTTTCGTTTTGTTCTTTAATATGTTGGTCTAAAAGAGAAAGATAGATTTCCCTTTCCCACGGCATCATATTATCTAATTCATCTAACCTAAAATTATGTTGTGTCATTAATATAAAGTTTAGCTTATAGTAATGTGATATGCTATTATGAGAAAGGGCTACTGAAAAAAATCAGCTAATCCATTTAACTCCCTCTCATGACTATGACCACATTTATCACAATCAAATTTCATCTTATAATTAAGATATGGTGATTTACCTATTACCTCAGTTATACTTTGAAATTGATCAGTATTCAAACTTTCAACAAACTCAACAACTTCCTTCTTCGTAACATCTTTAGTAGAATGAATTTCTTCACCGCTATAAATTGTTTCAATAGATTTAGCAACTAAGTTTATAACAGCATCAGTTTCAGTTTTTAATTCTCCTCCACTTAATCTATCATTCATAGCCATCCATTTCAAATCAACACTTATATCATCTGTTAACTTAATGTGTTTATCTATTTCTTCATCTAAATTTGCTACATTTAATTCATCTAAATTAATTTTAACTTCATTTGTATGCTCGCATTCTTCGCATGGCATATTTAATTTAATACCTTCACCTACAGACTTACTTCGTAGGGTTACAAACATAAACTCAATATCAAATGTTGTTAATTTATTTAAATCAATCTTAGATTCTATACATGTCTTTATAATGTCAAGAACTGATTTCTCTATTTGAGTTTCATCTTGGCTTTCAAAAGCAATTAATAAAATCTTCTCTTCTTTGACCACATATGGTCTGTATGTTACTGTTTCCCCTGTTGAGGGTATAATCATATCATACTTTGGTGTTACTAACTTAGGTAACATATCAATCTCACTCCATATTAAAAATTAAAATAATCTATCAAATACACTTAACGTGTTTCTTCCTATCCCTAGTAAATTGCCTAATACATCTTCAAATCCATCTACTAATCCTACACTTTTAAAATTATCATATTCCCATGTAATACTTAATTCTAATAAACCTTCATTTCCTTCACTTAATTCTATTGCTCCAACCTGTATAGGATATGCATTCATTAATTCAATTGTATATCCTGGAATTACATCATTAGATGCACTCAATTGCTGTATTGTTACATCAGTCGAATATTCTTTTTTATAAAATGTTTTATAATGTGCAGTTCTAGTATCTACAATCATCTCTTGCCACATATCAAAATACTTTTTAATATAATAATCATTTGTCAATAAGAATGTCATAGTCACTTCATCAGTTGCAGCTGAATAAGGTTTCTTTGTATTGTGATGATTATGCGTAGCTTCAGTAGTAAGTATACGCTTTCCAGGCATTGTACAAGACTGACATAATAAAAACATATCTCTTGGATCTTGTATAAAGTCTCCAGCATTTACCCCTTGACCAGAAATTAAATTGCTCAAGAGCGTTGCGGGATTAAAATTCAATAAGCTATTCATACTTCTAGATGGATGGTTAATATACACACCAAATCTATTTCCTCGTGCTATGCCACCCCTACGGTTAATTGTAGACTTCATTGTATCTATGCTTACTGGTAATGACATTAGTATTGACTCCTTGAATCAGACCAAACTTTACTCGTACTGGCTTTCTTGAATGATGCTGTTTGTAAAAATATTGCTATGTTCCATTCCGCTGCATTAACCTTCATTATATTTGAAGTTACGTTCTCTGTCAAATAATGTTTAAAGCATGGCTTAAAATATTTATAGCTCTTTGTTGCCATAAGCAACTTATAAGTAATCTTAAATCTTGTTGTTGCATTAAATTTTTGATTAGACGCAACATCGTTTAATTTATCTAAGAAGATTGCACGGACTTTAGGTGGCAAGTAATGTAAGTTAATTGCATGGAATCCACCTGGTGCTGAACCAACAACAATAGCTAACGGAAATGTATCATAGTATGGCAATGTTGCTTTGTGCTTTGGATTATATGTGTACATAACCATATCACCCGGAGAAGCTCCAGCCTGTTTTCTTAATCTATCATCTTGCAAAACATTAGGGCCCAACTTACCAAGCTTCTTTACGTTCTTAGCAAACCAATCATTAGCTTCTTTACTACGAGCCTGTAATCCTTTACGGAATGCTTCTGATT